GAGTGGGAAATTTTCCATGATTGGCGTTTATGTTATTGGGAGTTACCATCTACAGTAGCTTGCATTATTAGGGCTAAGCATAAGGAAACTGGCAAAGTTAGTGAGCATGTGTATAGGCAGACTAGAGCTGCTAAAAGAAAGCTATTCCAATTATGTCAAGAGGGTGATTATGAAATCACTATTGCAGACCACGATTCAATTTCTAAAGTAGATGCTCGACCAGACACAGATTGACGAATTAAATCCAGAGGAATATTCTTTTTTCCTTGGACATGGTGATTTAAGTTATACTGCAGTGTATGCTGTAGCGCCAGATACATTTTCAGATAATAGGTTGCAAGAAAATCATTCTCGCAACCCTGCTGTTTCGCATCATGTTGACACTATCGATGGGGGGTCTAAGTGTTTTACTACGGTGTAAACGCTACAAGCAGATTTGACATGTGGATTTCTCGATCCACGGTCGGATCTGCATTGAATCTACACTTATTCAAACTCATTTTTGAGGTAGATTTGCCGCATGGATCCTTTAAAACGCTCTCAAACAGACGACGCCGTTCACCGCCTGTTGTCCGCGTGGGAACTACTAAGAACACAGCATAGGGAGATACCAGCTCAAGCTGTAACAGTTTTTCTCTATGTTGCCTCACACAATCCTTGTCATAAGCAAGCGATTGAAGAGGATCAGGAGCTAACAACAGCCTCATGTTCTAGAATGTTGTCGTTCTTGACTAGTAAAACAAGGCCCGGATGTCTATATCCATCAGGCCTTGATCTAGTTGAGAAGTACACCGATCCATCTAATGGAAGGAGGTTTATGGTCAAGCTAACGCCTAAGGGCAAAGCAATTCTCTCTGCTATTAAGGAGATTATTTATGACTGAGATCAAAACTTGGCAACAAGCTGTTGATTACACATTCAATACACGTCATTCGTGGCGTCATGGCAATGGTTCTAAGACAGCTGCTATTAATTGTGCACATTTCACACGATTAAGAGGTTCAAGTTTTCCAATTGGAAAGATCAACCAACCAACAATCAGTCAGGTTTGCATTGAACTTGAGGATGAGGGTATGAGAGATTCAACAATCAACCGTGTTGTTTCTGCTGTATCTACTGTCCTCAATCACTGTGCTTTCGATGGATTGATTGAAGCAGCTCCTAAGTTCAGAAGACGTAAGGAGTCCGAGGGTAGAGTCTTCTGGTACACCAAAGAAGAGGTCTCGCGTTTATGCGACTTGTCCGTTAATGTATTTAACAGACAGGATCTAAGTGACATCATCCGCTTTGCTGCGTACACAGGTATGCGTCAAGGTGAGATCTTAAAGATCAGGGCAAAGGACATTGATCTTGTATCAAACAAGATTCATGTTGGTGGTGTACCTACTCAAGTGACTAAGGCAAAGAATTGGAGAGCTATTCCAATTCATCAGTCCATCCAAGAGTTAATCAACACACGATGCTCACAAGCAACAAGAGGTGATGCGAGATTGTTTGGCAGTGAGTGGCGTGACAAAGATCAACTGTTGCGTGCATTCAAAAAGGTCAACAAGTTACTCAATAAGGAGGATGCTTATGTTTTCCACACCCTTAGACATAGCTATGCAACGTGGCTTGCTGATGCCAGTGTCCCTATCAGAACCATCATGGCTTTGTGCGGACACAAGCGCATCGAGACAACGTTACGATATGCAAAGGCTACAGATTCAGCACTTACAGACGCAATGTTTTCTATCTAAGAGCGTCTAATGCTTGCGATCTGCTACCATTTCAGAGCTGCAGGAGCAGTATTCTCAGCGAGTCCCATCGCTGGAATCCAAGTGCGGATGTGGCGGAATTGGTAGACGCGCTAGTTTCAGGTTCGCGCTGAGTTTTTAAACGCTGGTGTACAGGAGACTCCATATTTCCTGTAATACCAGTTATAGTCTTGTATCCACTACAGTATAGTTCTAAATCACGGTTCTAACGGAAAATAAATTGGCAACTCCACAACAAATCGATGAGCAAGTTCAATTTGAACGCAACGCCATTCGTGAAGGACTCGAACGCCTTCGCAAGAACACGAAAGACCTCGAATCAAAGTCTTATGCATCCGCTACCGTATATGGGTGTAGCAGTATTTCTACTCTGCTCCCTTTGGTTACCGAACGAATTGAAAGCACCAACAAACGAATACGGGAAGGGTGTATTGGAAAATCTTTCAAAGAGATCCATGAGTATTTAACGCCGATTGATTCTGGTGTCGCAGCAGCTATTGCATTAAAGATTGTCTTTGATAAAGTATTTTCTTATAAAGAAAAGAATAATCAATTAATCACAGTATGTGATGCAATTGGCACTGCTGTTGAACAAGAAGCTCAAATGCAATTCTATGAGGCTAAATGTCCTGGATTGCTTGAGACAATTAAGAAGAACTATTGGCATAACACTACTGGCACACACCAGAAGTTTGTCATTGTTCGTACCTTGATACAGAGGTATGACGTGCCTCAATGGACATCTTGGCAAAGGCCCAATCGTGTGAAGCTTGGTGGCTGGTTACTTGACTGCATTATGGAGGCAAGTGGTTGGTTCATGAAAGAGACTTTGATGCGAGGTAAGCGTAAGGAAAATGTAATTGTCCCTACGCCAGAGTTCATGCTCATCAAGGACCAGGTAATGGCCAATGCTGAGCTGTTCTCACCTATTGCTTACCCAATGCTCATCGAGCCGAATGATTGGTCTGAAAGCCGTCAAGGTGGGTATCTGCTCAATGAGGTAATGCGAGGCTATGACATGGTTCGCCGCGGTGTCGGATGTATACAGGGAGAAACCCCCTATCAATTTCTGAACAAGATTCAGAAGGTAGGTTATCGACTTAATCCATTCACGATCGACATTGCCGAGCAATTGTTGGAACGTGGAATCCAAGTCGGTAAGTTTGTCCCTATCGTGGAAACACCGTTACCACCAAAACCTGTAGATATTGCGACTAATAAAGATAGTCGTAAAGATTACAGAAGAAGAGCTGCTGAAGCTATGAATGCCAATGCAGCGTCATTCAAGAGATCTTGTAGAACTCGAATGACAATGGAAGCAGCTAAGAAATTTAAGGATAAGAAGGAATTCTTCATTCCTTGGTCTTTTGATTATAGGGGCCGAGCTTATCCCATCCCTGCTTTCTTGACGCCACAAGATACTGACTTTGGTAAATCCTTACTGCAGTTTAGTCAACAGGCGTTCATGACACCTGAAGCTGAAGAATGGCTAGCGTTTCAAGTTGCCACAACTTATGGTCTAGATAAGGCACCTATGCACGAACGTATGCAATGGGTGACCGAGAATGATGAGGTGATTACTGCTGTCGCACTAGATCCTATTGGTAATCTTTCTAGATGGGAGATTGCTGATGAACCCTGGCAATTCTTAGCTGCTTGTGATGAATATTACCACTGCGTTATTAATTGTGATCGAAATTACACTAGCTTGCCAATTGCTACTGATGCCACCTGCTCTGGTTTACAAATTCTCGCCGGATTATGCAGAGACGCAAGAACTGCAAATCTTGTCAATGTCCTGCCAGGAGCTAGACCAGCAGACGCTTATGCCGTTGTCGCAGAACACGCCAAACCAAACTGTCCAGTAAGTATTCAACCTTACATTGATAGAAAGGTTGTTAAACGTGTTGTAATGACAGTCCCATACAATGCCAAACCTCACTCTAATCGAGGCTACATTCGTGATGCTTTGAAGGAGAAAGGAGTTGAGATTGAAAAGGATGATTTAACAGCAACAGTGAAAGCTGTTCGTGATGCCATGAATGAGGTTGTACCTGGTCCTATGGCTGCTATGAAATGGATCGAGGCTGAAGTAGGTAAGGCTATTAAACGTGGAGCAACAGAGCTGAAATGGGTAACACCATCAGGTTTTGTTGTCACACAGAAGTTGAATAAGAAGCTAGTACAGAATGTGAAGCTTCAATTACTTGGTCGTGTTGAAATCAGAATTGCTACTGATGACAGCGACAAGGTAGATCTTCTGCATCACAAGAATGCAACAGCCCCTAATCTAATTCATTCCCTTGATGCATCCTTACTTCACCTTTCTACATTACGCTTCGACTCTCCGATATCCCTCATACACGATTCGGTTCTATGTCGTGCTACTGACATGTCTGCTCTTTCATCAATCGTTAGAGAAACTTATATGCACTTGTTCGCTGAAAATTCCTACTTGGAATCATGGGCTGAACAAATAGGTGCAGAAACTGAACCACCAATCATTGGCGATCTCAATCCAGAGAGCGTCATTGAGTCAACCTACTTTTTTTGCTAAATGGCACGCAACATTATTAAAACCGCACAGCCTGTAATCCTTGACGGGTATCAAGCTGTACTGAAACCTTCCAAGTTTGGTTATTCCTTGTCAGCTGTTGTAGACGGCAAGGTTATCGATCAACTAGAAGATGACCGTATTGAAACCATTAAATGGGCTGAATCAAAACTGAAGAATCCTAAGCGCAGCGTATGTAAGCCTGAGCCTTGGGAAGAAATTGCAGAGAATCAATATAAAGTAAAGTTCAGTTGGAATGATAGTAACAAGCCTCCTGTGGTTGATACAGAAGGAACTCCTGTTACTAATGATCAAACTCCTATTTATTCTGGATCACAAGTTAAGCTTGCGTTCTATCAGAAACCATACATCCTTAAAGATGGTGTCACTTATGGTACATCATTGAAACTTGTAGGTATTCAAGTTGTATCACTCAGCTCTTCTGCTGGTGTTGATACAGGTGATATGAGTTCTGAAGATGTAGCAGCATTGTTTGGTACTACTGCAGGATTCAAGCAAAGTGATGTGAATGTCACACCAAGTTCCGTCGATGAAGATGGGGATGATTTCTAATGGCATTCAGATCAGGCCTTGAAGAAAAGGTAGCTGATCTAATGGTTGAATTAGGAGTTAAATATGAATATGAATCTACTAAAGTTCCTTATGAGATTCAGCATAACTACACTCCTGATTTCCTATTGCCTAATGGCATCTATTTAGAATGCAAAGGTTATTGGGAAGCAGCAGATCGTCGTAAGATTAAAGCTGTTAAAGAACAACATCCTGAAATTGATTTAAGGATGGTATTTCAAACGCCATACAACAAGATCAGTAAAGGTTCAAAAACTA